GACAATGAGAAGATGACATTTGATGTCAATCAGCATTCACGCAAAGATGTAACCGTCTTTACCAGTGGCTACGATGAGGTCAACGCCAAGTTCATAAACATTGGAATCACTCATGAGGGCTTTATCATGGACTTCTATGAGAATGCAGAATTTGTTGGAACTGTCGGCATGACCTACGATGAATGGTTTGAATTCTCAGGAAGGACCTTGTAATGGCAAAGAAAAAAGCAGTAACTGGACAAATCACTAAACGCTTCACATTGGAAGAGTTGGAAATGATTGTTGAAGCAATATGTGTGTACAAGGACGCAGGTCATAGAGCCCGTTGTGCAATTTTTGACAAGAAGGGACGCTTGGTTCCGCAGGAAGCCAAAGAAGCATTAAACCCAATTGAATTCTCTGGGATGATTGCCGATGGTGAATGGATTCTGCGTTGGGCTCCAATTGGACCACGATTCACGACTGAAGAGGAAGAAACCACTGACGAACTGTGGGACGCATTCGTGACTGGAGTCGGAAAGATTGAAGAAAAAATTGAAAAAAACATCAGTGAAACTGTTGAGGAAAATATCGGAGGCGTCATAGACGACCTGTACACAATGCTGAAGGGTGAGACAAAATGATTGACATGGATGTGCTTGCACAAATCGCAGAGATTCTTGAGGAGAATTACTACACGCTGTCTTCCACCGGTGAGGATGCGGTTGAGACAGCAAAAAGCGATTTTTTAAATGGCTTCTGGGAGAATGACACAGACAACGACTTCACGGATGAAGAGGTAGCGGCAGCAATTGAATACCTTCGAGTTAAGTTCCACATCGAGGGAAAGCTTAAGACGACTGCCAGTTATTACTACACCCACAGTTGGTCAAAATCTTTCGAAAAAACAAAAGGGTAAGACCGGGGCTCGGGCCGGGCGGTGGGTAGTAGCACTGTTCGGCCGAAGGGCCTGGCTAGCTTCAGCTGAAATATTCAAAAAAATCAAAAATTTGAACGACCTCCGGAGGCGGCTTTATCTTGACGGTGGTGGAAGAGTCCCCTAGAAATCTGAAGTACCTATCCTGTAAGGTAGGTGGTGAAAGGAAGTATCTACTATGTTGAAAAAGTCAATAACCGAATCAACCATCAACGATGTTCACCACTCTCGTTGGGCTGAAGCAATAGAGGAGTACGGAGACAAGTTCGCCGTGCCGAATCAGGTTGCCCAAAACATCAGCGACTATACGAGGGCTTTATGGGTTCTCTCTACATGGAATCGTGACGGTGCTAAAGGTAGCCCTGTTCGCTTCATGCTCTCCTACTCGCTCCCTGACGCTGTAATCGCAGAGGTGTCAAATGAGTACTGCGGTATTCAGGTAGATGAGGAGTCTGTCGTTGATGAAGTCAAGACCGAGAAGCGTGCTGACAAATGGGACGCTTTCCTGAAGTGGGCGAACCAGCACCACTTTGAGCAGTTCACCACAGAGCAACTCATGGAGCAGTGTGGCTTCTCCTACCCGACAACCCTGAAGTATGTTCAAGAGAGTCCTACCTTCCGTAAGGTCAAGAAGGGCGTTTGGGAAGTCAGGGACGCAAAGGCTGACAGACAGGCTGGTATCTAGTGGGTCTACTAGGTGGCTACATTGTCTACAAGATAGGCAAGAACCGTGGAGAGAAAAAGGCGGAGCGTCGTGCGCAGGCCGCCATGTCTGCAGAAAATTGCATTATTTGTGAGTCGCGCCGCGCTGACTGCGGGGAACACGGAGAAGTCGTATTCTGTTCAGCCTGTTGCGGTTGCAACTAGCTGCCGGATATTCGACCCCTACAGCCCCGGCGTTACCTGTTAGGCACACCTAACACTCGAAGCTGATAGCCCCGGGGAAACCCTGTTACACCCCTGCAAGAAAATCAAAAAATTGCTCTATAGGTAATGTGGTGTCTAGGGATACTGGAAATCTGAAGTACCCATGATGTAGAGTCACTAGTGCCGTAGAGCGTCTAGGGATTTTGGAAATCTGAAGTACCTATGCCCTATGGTTACACCAACAACCAAACACCCCTAAGGAGGGAAACAGAAATGACTACTACACAAACCAAATTGCCACAGTGCTGGCAAGACCTAGAGGACGCTCTCAACAACGGTGTTGACCGAGTAATCCTTTTCGGACCTTCGGGTATCGGCAAGACATACGCTGGTATGAACATCGGCGATGTTGAAGCAGGCGCATTCCGATTGGTATGCACCGAGGACATGACCAATATGGATGTTACTGGAACATTCCTTCCTGACGGTAAGGGTGGCACTAAGTGGCTTGACGGGTCGGCTCTAAAGGCTTGGGAAGGCAACGGCATTAAAGGTGGTCGTCTCATCGTGGACGAAATTGACAAGGCTTCGGGCGATGTTTATGCAACGCTCTTGGCGATGTTGGATTCACCTGAATCGGCTTCGTTTGAACACCCTGACACTGGTCGGGTTCACCGTCCAAAGGCAGGCTTCTCTGCAATCATGACCACCAATGTTGAGAACATGGGCGAATTGCCAACTGCTCTCACTGACCGATTCCCAATCAAGATTCGTATTAACGAACCACACCCTGACGCTTTGCTTCGTCTCTCGCCTGAATTGCGCCAGTTCGCAGTTCGTATGGCTGACGCTGGCGAACGCCGTATCTCACTGCGAGCATTCATCGCTTACGACCAACTCCGCAAGGGTCTTGGTGACGAGCGAGCAAGCCAGTTGACATTCGGTGACAGGGCGCAGTCAATTCTTGACGCTATTGCGATTGAGAAGTTGGCACGATGAAAACTGCAAAAAAGCGTATTTCGGCTGAACCCGAATTCCTTTCACGGAAAGATGTGACAGGGGGTGTATGGAAAGTTGATGAGGTTCGTGCAATTCGTGGCGAACCTTGCACCAACATCGTTACGAGGGAAATGAAAGTTCCGACTGATGATGACCCACTTGCTAGGGCGATTCGTGCGCATGAAATGGTTCACGCAAAAGTGTCACCTGCTGATGATTGGTCTAAGTGGATTGACCGCAAGATTGCAACTCAACAGTCAATGATTGTGGTTGAGGAATTGCGTGTTAACTATCTCTGTCAAAAGGCTGGCTTTGATGTTAAGAACGACCTTGCAGACGGTGGCGAAATGGCTGACGGTGAACGACTTGGAGCGACAGAGGATTGGGCTGGTGCTGTGCAAATGGCAGTCGCAACTGCTGGCACTGCGTCTAACAAGTTGTTCCTGAACGGCGTTCGCAGACACAAGCGAGAGTGGGGTGCGATACTTCTTGATATCTCTAAGCGAGCAGTCAAGGAAATGAAAAAGGCTGACAAGTACAGCAACCTTGCTTCAACAGCGATTGACCAAAGCAGTGGTCTATTCCCTTTGGGCTTCGTTCATACAGAGCGACTGGCTGAATGGGTTGACCGTCTTTGCGCAAAATCACCTGAACAGATAGCAGAGGAAAAAGAAAAGGCTCGCAGAGAGCGTGAGGAAGCAAAACTCCGCAAGGCTCTTGGGCAAGACGGTGAGGAAGGCGAGGGCGCAGACGGAGAGGAAACCAGTGAAGGTGCTGGCAAACACTCCAACAAAGGAATCAAGCCAACTGACAAAGGCAAAGATGACGGGAACCCTTACAAGGGAATCACCAGTTCCAATGTGACATACCGAGTTGCGCAGTGGCAAAAACTGAACATTGAGTTTCTACCAATGCCAGTGTTGTCAAAAGGCAACTTGGGCAAGAAACGTGTTGCTTCCAATATGGGAATGCGTCCACGCCGAATGCACCGAATGATTACCGACCCACAGATGAGAATCTTTGACAAGGTAATTCGTGGCACTGGTGGAGTTGTAATCATTGACGGAAGTGGTTCAATGTCATTCAGCAGAGAACAACTTACGAAAATTATTGAGAACGCTCCGGGGGCAACCGTGGCTGTGTACACCGATAAAGGTGACCCAAACATGACAAACCTTTGGGTTGTTTCTCATAAAGGCAAAATGGTTAATGAACTTCCGAGTGTTGGATACGGCAACGGAGTTGACTTCCCTGCGATTGAGTGGGGCGTGAAGCAGAAGCAAACTTCTAAGTCACCAATTATTTGGGTAACTGACGGTGGAGTGTGCGGTGCGCATGGCAACTATGAAGCAGTGCTTGCTATGCAGTGCATTAACTTCTGCAAGAAAAACAACATTGTTGTCGTGCCTCATGTTGGGGAAGCGATTGAACAACTTAAGAAATTAAAGGCTGGAGATAAAGCAGTGAGTATCTATCCTGAAATGTTTAAGCGAACATACAAGGAACTGAACGGCACTGAACTTATCTAACGAGGTGTGTCGTGGGGTAGGTGTCGGCTTACCCCACGACATGCGCTCCCGATGAGCGCAGGTGATATCCCCTCAGCGTATTTACCCTCCTTTCAACGCTGGGGGGATTCACTAAATTCGATATAGAATTACTAACAACTACTAACAAGGAGCAGTCATGGAAAAAGAAGTAAAGTTTGAACCAGTTACTAGAGAAGACTTTGAACACTGGATTGAGGGCCCACTCACTGATGAAGAGTGGAAGAATGTAGGTAGTGAGATTGAGGGAAGAGTAGAAAACTTTGTTGATGGTCTACTCGCAGAAATGGTACAGGACTACTGCGACGGAGTTTTCAGTGCGGAATAAGTTCACCCTTATTCAGAACAAGGCAATTGACAAGCCAGTTGAGTATGTCATCTTATGCATGGGAGAAATGCCTGATACTTGGGGCGACATGTACTTCTGTGTTGCCACTGGCTGGTGGACTGACATCTCTATAGCAACGCGCTTTACCGAGGAAGAGAAAATTAAGTTTTCTTTACCTAGGCACGGCATGTGGGTGAACCTCACCGAGGCGACTCACGCAATGGAAATGGCTAAGGCAAATCACCCAACTGCTGGGTTTAGACAGCCTCGTTTAACTATCGTTGACGAGAGCGAATAGCCCTGTCCCAAATTCGCAGCGCCTGCACTAAGAACACAGCGGTGATTAAATCACCGAATGAAATTTTCCAGTCGATAACCCGGGACTCTCTGGCGATTGAGAAGAGCCCGTTGATGATGACAGAGTACAAAAGGATTGTCGCTGCGTGCCCGATGATTCCAATTGCGAGCGCGCCAAAAACATTTTCCTTTACTTCTTCAGAGTCGTCCAGACTGTCCATGTACAGGTCGTTATACCCATGTCGTTCGTTATATGACGGTGGTGGAAAGGATTTCTTTTTCATGATTCTTAATCATACCCAGACGGCTGACTCGTGTGCACGTTCTGGGGTACATCAGATTTCCGGTTTTTTTGAACACTTCAGGTGCAGCTCAGATGCGAAAAAAAATAACTTTTTCCAGAAGACCGGGCCGGAGCTTTGTAGCGAAAAAAATAACTTTTTTAATAGTTTTTCTGTCGACCGGATGGACCCAGAGTCATCTCAAAAAAATGATTTTTTAAACTATTTCCGTCGAAAGAATTCTGAGCTAAATAGAAATATTTTTAACAATTTGATGGACGCGCTGCCGACTCAAATCAAACTTATCTGCGATTTGGCGGAGCGAAGAACCCGCCGCGCGCATCTGCAAAATTTCAGAATTTCTGTTCGCATCTGTAGCAGGACCAGGCTTCAGTGGACCCCATTGCCAGCCCGAAACCGCCTGGATAGCAGTCGCGCGCTCTTCAGAAAGTTGATTTTTTCTGCGTCTCTGGCGAACGTATCCAACCCAAGCACCCAGTGTGACATCAGAATTATCAACAATTTCTGTATGAATTGCCGGAACATTGCAATGTCCTTCGCGCTGCGCGAACTGAGAAAGAGCTTTAATGTAGGTATTGAATCTTGTCGTGTTGTCCATGACGCAAAGATTAGTACGACATCTGTTGCCTCACGGAAACAGTTGACATTTAATTATTTATTACAACAAAACTTAACATCTCATCTCCGGTCGACTACACTGACCAGCAGAACAGGAGGCGCGCATGAACCCATTCGATGACTTCGAGAAGTCGGTCCCATTCGAGAGAAAAGAAGAATTAACTGCAGCCCTGGCAGCCTCAGGAATTAATGAAGACGTCGCGGCCGCAATGCTTGAGGAACTTAAAGAAACTGAAGAGCGTGAACACAACGTTATGTTTGTCGCGACTGATGGTCATTATGCCATCAAAGCAATCCACGTGCCAGAGTCATCAATCGGCAATGTGAATGGACCGGTGTTGTTTCCGTGCTCAAATCCAAACGTAATACTCGCTGCTTTTTCCAAGGAGTACATCCAAGCTCAAATAGATTACATCGAGGAACTGGAAGCGGGGCTGCGCGATGATGCATGGATTGAGTTTCTGGAGTTGCTGAATGACAAAATTACGCTAGAGTGTGAAGCACACCCACCCACATGGAAGGACCTGTAATGCAACAAACGAAGTTCGATGTCCCTATTAATTCGACGGTGGTGGAAACCATGACTGATGGTCAGCTTGACCTGGTCAAAATGGTCGACTGGGTCTACGGTAAAAAGAAGCCGCCCACTACCTGGGACGACGCGGCACGCCGTGCAGTTTTTCAGATTTTTAATCATTCTTTCAACACGTGGGACCGGCTGTCAGACGTCAGGGAGTATCTCGATTACCTGATTGAGGAGATTGGACCAGAGTCAAAAAAGGAAATTTCAGGCGATGTGGCAGCCGAGTACTGGGCAATCCTTGGGCGGACGGCCGCTGTTGTTGCAGAAAAGAAAAATATTTTCATTGAAATCGATGAACAGCTGGCCTTTCACGTAGAAGATATTTCGAAAATTTTGGTTAGAAAGCAGCGCGACTATGGGCACCATAACATTGCTCGATTCGGACGCGCCGGTCTACTCGTGAGAATGCATGACAAAGTTGCGCGACTCGAGAACCTGCTGCAGAAAGAAACAAATCCAGAGAACGAATCGGTGGTGGATAACTTCATCGATGTGATTGGTTACGCGGCAATTGGCATCATGTGGGAAAGAAATTGGTTTTTACTTCCCCTGGCTCCGGCCGTTGAACCTTTCTAAAAAAATCAAAAATTTAAAGGTTTCCCTCGAGCTCAGATTCACGGAACGTTCTGAGCTCGAGGGGAAATTACAAAAAAAAGGAAAATTTACTATGACTTCCCATTTCGAATCTTCTGAGCTCCGGCTAACTCCACAATTAAATCCACTTTTTGCCTACCTAATCCTGGTTGCTGGAGAGATAGTCAAGGATGGCAAGCTGAAGATTAAGTGCACATATCATAAATTTCAAATTATTGGCTGGGGTGTGTCCGGCGCGCACGACGAATACTCGAAGACCGTGCGGCCATATGTATTATTTCAAAATATGGATGGTGCTGCAGCTTTCCCGCTCGATGTCCTCCTCTCACAAAATTTAGATAATTATCAACCTGTCTGGGATGTCAACGAATCAGACGCCCTGTTGATTGATGACGACTTTGGGAAGTACTCCCTGGTCCAGATATCGAAGAGAAGACCATCCAGAAGACGCCGTAAAAGAATCGAAAAAATTCAGAAAGCTCTTCTGAGTGCAGACCTCAACGACGAATACGAAAGAGTTCTTCTGAACATCGACCTGAGCAGTAAATCCAAAAACGCACTCGCGCACGAGGCAGCACACGAGGCGGAAGCTGCGAAGCTGAAGAAGAAAAAGAAAAAATAACTTCTTTTACATGACGGTGGTGGAAGACCGGGAAAAAGTGACCCCGGAGGAGACCAAGCGCGCCACCTACAAACCCGCTTTATCTCAACCCCGGGGTCGAGTGACACCGGGAGGAGAAAGGGGGGACCCTTCCGGCATCGAGGATAAAATATATCACAGGGTAAAAGCCCCGGCGCGCAACCCTGCCAGGTCACGTAGCGACTCTGGATAAATCACACCAGACAGCCGAAAAAAAATCTTAAAATCTTTGCTTCTATGTTTGACGGTGGTGGAAGACTCTGCTAACTTGAATGCCGCTGGGTAGCTCCCAGTGAAATGTGTAGGCCCTACAACTAAATCACCTAGATTAACTTTCTGATATTTTCAGAGGGCTTACATGGCGACGTATTTGGACAGGTCTGCGGAAATAAAAGGTTCCCCCAGACCCCCTCCAAATGGGGTTATCTATTCTCTCTTTATCTATCTAGTTTGTTTCTCGGAATAATTCAATAACTCATATTCAGTATGAGTCGCAACATTCTTCCAAGAAAAAATAAATTAGAGATTAGAAAGTTATAGATTCACCTACGAATCTTATAAACTCAACTTTTAGGGGGAGAACTATGTCTTCAGATATTACGGTGGTGGAAAGGCTTTTTGAAATGACCGAACCAGCTAAGAAAAGGGGACCTCAGAAACGTCCCCGTGCTGTAACGATTAGTAAGAACAAGAAGTCCTTACTAGTAGACCAGAACCAAATTAAAGAAGTATTCGACTTCTGGGTCCTGACGTTTAACAAGAAGCGCGTAGTACTAGATGAGAAGCGCAGACAAGCTATAGGAGCTGCAATACACGACTATGGACTAGACGCCTGTAGAGACGCCATAGTCGGCTGTTCCCGCTCAGACTTCCACATGGGCCGTAACAAGAACAATCGTGTCTATAACGATATAGAACTCATCTTGCGCGACTCAGAGCACATTGAGCGCTTCCTTGCCCTAGTATCAGATGACACCACAAACGAGGAACCATTCTGATAACCAAAGACCAGACAGTAGAGATAGTCAGGCAGGCATACGCCACCTACAACCAACAGTTACTGAAAGTAGATGAGAAGGCAACCTTTAACGCATGGTATGAGTTACTGCGCGACTTAGAGTACGAGGACGTTAAGGCGGCCTTCATCCAGCTAGCGACACACGCCAAGTTCATGCCCAGGCCTGGGGACGTACGACGCACCGCAATAGATACCCGTAATAAAATACCCCCATTTTTAGATGCCTATTCTGCTTGGGGTATTTTTCAGGGGATATTAAAAGAGGTACATTCCGGTGCCCAAACAGAAAGACCCCCTTTAGACGAGGCCCTAAAAATTACGCTAAATAAATTAGGGGAAATTTCATACGACATGCACACCAATGGCGATAGAGAAGTATTCGTACGCACCTATGAGCAGGTAGTCGAGAAACTAGAGCAAGACAAGTACGCAATACAAAAGGAGAATTTGTAGTTGAGCACTGACAAAAAAAATTTTGAAACGAAAAAACCGCACGCGCGCAAGCTTTTCGACCTTTTTTCAGCCTTTTTTACCGGTGTCCTCTGGTTATCCGGTATTGCCGTCTACCTCTGGCTATGCTATTGGCTAATCGGTCTTCTCAATCAACTGGTAAGCTAACTCCGTTCTACTGAAAGGTCTACCCATGCCAATTATCGAATTTGTCTTCTTCCTACTGGGAATAGCAGCTATTTTCGTCATCTCCTATTCCCGTGCTTCCTTTTGGTTTCGGGCACTCGGGGTAATCTACATCTCGCTGCTCATCCATAACCTAATTATCCGCTAACATCTGGCTATGAAACGGAATCAGGGGCGTCCAGTTGTCCACCCAGTCAAAGAGCATACGACTATTACTCTTAAAGTCTCTAGAGAGTTTAAAGAGCGCCTGATTACCCAAGCTGATGCTGTCGACCTTACTCTTACCGACTATATAAAGGCTTTGGTTATTCGGGATGGTTCGTAAGCGCGCCCTCGCTAAGTTCCCAGACCGCAAGTACGGCTTATCCATATCCGTTACTGGTGCTCAAAAGAATGAGATTGTTCGCTATGC